CCATCAAAGAAAGCTCCTTTAGCTTTTCCTTCTACTGAGTCACCTTCGTATGAAGGAAACTTTGCAGAAAGTCTATCTGCTTCAGTAGCATTCCTGTTAGTAAATAAACCAACTTCAGCTCCATATGGAATAGCTCTGTAGCTTCTTCCAGCTAACGTATACTGATCATCAGGTGATACGCCATTAGGTGCTTCTCTTCTAGGTTTATCTTCCCAGTTATAAAAGTCTTTTACGATTTCAAAATTTTCCATGCTAATTTTCTCCTTACTTTTTTGCCTTAACATACAACTATTATACTAAATATATGATTTGAAGTCAACAGGTTATCCGAAATTAATTTCCATCTGTTTAGGTTCTAATGACTTGATATATTCATAAGTCATTTCCTTAACAGCAATATTCTCATCTGGCCAAACGTGTCTCCACTCAGTGAAGTATCCAGAAAGACCAATAGCTGAGTCATCACATCCTCTATGCTCATCCCATATCTCAAGATTGATATTATCAAAGTCAGTTATTCTTACAAACATTAAAGGATAATTTTCAGAGAAATCATTATCATTAGCTCTTTCTTCATCAATTGTCCAAGGTCTAAACATGATACCTTCTTCAGACAACTTAGTAATACTTCCATGATATCTTTTACCATCAAGTACAAATTCTGCTCCGTCATATTGACGTACACTCCAATCGTTAAATCTTTCTACATACTGAATAGGTCTCATTATATTAACCTCTCTTCAAATCTAAGTTCAAAAAGTCTGTCGATCATACCATCATTACCAAGTGCTGGATCAGGTAGTTTATCGATACCAAACTCATTACCAATTGCGAAGATAACATTCCAGATATCTTTTTCAGCCATCTCAAGGATCTCTTCCATGATCTCCTCTTTGATGCTATCGTTTACTAAATGTGACATATTTACTCCTTACTTAAAATATACATCCATTATACTAAAAGTATGATTTGAAGTCAACAGGTTTAGACAAAAAAAAAGGAGGCCGAAGCCTCCTTTAAAACTGAATGTAATCAGATTACATAATGTTTTTAACTAATACTCTTCTGTAGTATTTGTTAGCGTTATCATCAAGAGCACCAGCACTTGAAAGTGCAGATGTACCTCTAGCGAATGGGTTTTCAACAACACCATACCTAGTCTTGAATCCAATTTTTGGCTGGAATGTGTCCTCACCAACCGCTCTCACCATTTGTAGTGGAACGTATGGGCAATAGAACAGTCCTGCGTCAAATGCGCTTGATCCTTTATATCCAACAGTCATGTAGTGGATACCTGAAGAAGGAGCAAAATATGGATCGATGTAAACTTTAATTCTACCATTAAGAACACCAGCAAAAGTATTACCTGTGTCATCAATTTGTAGGTTGTTAGAGTTTAACGCTGGAGTGTAATCTAATACACCTGCCATTTGAAGAGCAGAAGCGACATCAGATGAACATAACATGATGTTCCCTTTACCTCTTCTTGTTCCTCTTGCGATCTCATTAGCTTCTCTTTCAATTTGGAACATAAGACCTTTGAACTTCTCAACCATCCATCTACCGTTTGAATCAACATCTAAGTCGAAAGATCCAGCAGTAGCAACGTTTTGTTGAGCACCGTCAACAGCAACTAAGTTAACTGTTCTTACGATTTCTCTGTTGATCTCTGCTAAGATTTCTGTAGAAAGAATGTTTGCAAGTTCTGTCTCAGCATCAAGACCATGAATTGCTTTAAGGTCTTGAGCAAGTTCCATTGAGTACTCAGCTTTAAGAGCTCTTGACTCAGCAGTAACGGAAATTTTCTCAATTGAGAAAGCCATTTCTGCAAAAGCGTTTGAACCACTGTCGCCTAATGCTTCAGCTTTAGCTGTAGTCATACCACCTGCGAAGTTGTATGAAGTACTATTACCAGTAGGTTGTGTTCCAACGTTACCAGCTTCTGCTCCACCTGGAGCTGTGTTTGCCACGTCATCTACCTGAGTAGAGAACCCGGTGTTAGCTTCGTTATAGAAAGCCTCATCTCCTGATTGAGAAGTATATCTGCTTCTCATTGCGAAGATTAAACCTGTAGGACCAGTCATTGGCTGAACACCAACTAGGTCATATGCTACGAGGTTAGGCATTGCTCTACGTACTAAACTAATTAATACTGGATCGTAGTTATCGATACTAGAACCAGTAGCGTTTGTTGGAGCCGCCTCTAATAGAGATGCAGGGCCGAAACCTTGATCTTCTTTTAGGGACTTCTCTGTGTTTTCCAAACAGACGGCTGTTACTGCCTTCTTGTGACTGTCGCCAATATCAGGAAGGTCAGCATGCTCAATAATTGGCTGCCATTTGTTTTGGAGTACGTCGTAATTAGATTCCATTTTATTTCCCCTATTAATTTACGATTTATTTCCTAACAGTTCTGCTAATTGCAGCTGCGTAGTTGGCAATTGGTCCAACTGGTGACTTGACTTCTTCGTCAAGCTCAACTGGATCACTGTCTTCAATGTCTGAAGACTTTGCCGGTTTGTTATCGAAGTATGATTCTTTCAAAGTGTTAAGTTTGTTAGAAAAATCTTCGGTGCTATCATAATCTAAACCTTCCGATAGAGCACGGAGTTTCTCAATTTGTGTTTCAGCTAGGCCGTTTGTTGCCTCACTGAAAATGTTCTGTACTGATGCTTCAACAAGCTCATTGTTGAGTTTGATTTTCTCAGCTGTTTCTTCTTCTAAAGAAGACTCAAGTTCTTGAACTCTTGCTTCTAAAGATGTTAAGACGTCTGCGTCTTCGTCTTCTGGAAGAATAACGTTATGTGCTTCGATTAATCCTTTTAGACCAGACATGAATGATTCAGCAACTTCGACTTTAAGAGATGACTCTATTGCAACTCTGTTGTCTTCCATCCACTGCTCAGATAAGTAGTTGATGTACTCATCGACTTTAGATGTCATGTCTTCTTTAAGTTGCTCAGTAGCTTCTGCTAACTGACTATCAAATGCTTCTGAGTATGCTTCATTCATTTCAGCAACTCTTGCACTTACAGCAGCTTCAAAAACTGTCTCAGCTTTTTCTCTTAAGTCTTCAGATAAATCTTCGCCAAATATAGCGTCGATGTCTTCTTTTACAGATCCGCCATGTCCAGGTGCCATATCTTTGCTTCCTTGTCCAGGTGTGACAGCTTCACCAGATCCTGATGGTCCGCCTACGTTACCTTCGCCAGCTGACTTGTCAGCTTTACGCGCAGGTGCTTTTTTACCTGACTTAGAAGAAATAAGGTCTTCACCTTTATGCTCGGATCCACTTTTTTCGCCTGCCCCTCCAGGGTTAGGTGCCGTGAAAGATGCCTGCTTGTCAGCTGGTCTCTTATTTGAACCTTTAGCTATTGGGTCGGCTACGCTTGAATTTTCACCGCTGGCCTTAAACTCGTCAAGTTCTACTTGCTCTTCGGCCACAGCTTCGATTTCGTTGTCGAACTTTTCTAGTTCATTAGCCATTTTTTTCTCCTCTTTATTTGAGTAATACGTTTGTATATTATTTATAAATTACTAGTTTACAGGGTATTTAGGAATTTTCCAAACAATTCCACCTTTCTTTCCTGTAATTCCCTTGCACTTACATTGCCAGTTTTAACTACTTCCTCAATCACAGCTTGTGATTGCCAGCTGTTAGATGCAGCGTCGTAAATCCATTCTACACCTTCCATAACACCATTAACGAATGCGTTAGGTGCAGAAGGGTCTGCGACGATATCACCAGCAGTAGCAAGTTGAAAATCACCCTGCACTTCATTGATTCCATCGCTAGTTTGTCTAAGACTTCCCATACCTCTTGAAGATACTCCTAATGAAGCTCCTTCATCAATAAGACTTTTAACGATCTTACCATAAGGTGTGTCCATGATCTTAGCTTTTCCAACATAATCATTTCCTTCTCTTTTGAGTTCTTTGATCATGTGCGAAACTCTTTCTAAGTTTATGGTAGGGCCATCTGGATGACCAAGCTCACCATAAGCTCTGTTGTTCTTTACAAAAGTGTCGTTGTAACGTTGCACTTCTTTATCTAGGGTCTCCATAGGATACATTCTTCCGTTCCTATTCTTAATACCACCTTGCATAAAGATTCCTTCTATGAAGTGTTCTTTTTTACCACTTCCATCTTTAGCTTCTTGGATACTTACTCCAACTGTATCAAAGTTTACTTCTGATATTAACTTCATCTTTCCCCCTAGTCAGCAAATGCTACTGGTGTAAACTTACCAGCACTTGCATAAATTTTATCGCTAGGAGCTTTCTGAATGTAATGTACTCCTGCGTCTAATGTTGTGTTTCCTATTGCGGCATTGGCTGAGGTTACAACTGTAACTGTTGCAGCTGCTGAATGATAGACTTTGACGAGGGCACTATCAAGCGCTGTATTAGCATTTGCTAATGATGTTGGAGCTGTAAACTCACTGCCTTTTAGTTTGATTATTCTACTCATCGCCTAATACCTCTGATGCAACATCCATTGCAAAATCAACAGCTGTATCAGGATCTGATTCTACTAAAGCATCAAACTCTTTTAAATTTTCTTCTGTTAAATTTTCTCTTACGAAAAGAAGTGCTTGCTCATATATGTCAGCATCCTCTCCGTCTTTGTAATGACCTGCGCCTGCGTTATGATGTGTCTCATCACGTTTGATGTTACCACCTTTAAACACTGCGTCTTGTTCTGCTTCTGTTTTGAATGCAGGGTGAAGTGCTTGTTGTACTGTATCTAAATGTTTATCCATGAATCTTCTTTCAGCTTCTGATTTTGGATTAGCATAGTTAGATATCTGTCCAGCTTGTAGTTCTGGATCTGGTACTAAGTCAATCTTCTTTAGTTCTACTATCTGTCTAAGTGTTTTCATTTTCCTCAGTTTCCTCGTCTTCTGGAAT